GGGGGGGACAAAATGATTATTGAAATGGTACATGGTTTCACCATTTGCCCATCTTAACACCTTCTAAGATCCATAACTGATCTCATAGGTAGAACCGTCCGCCTCAGACTCAAGTTGAGTAATCAAATCATCTAGAGCCATCATCTCTTCCCAAAGGGATTTCCGATACCCAACGTGGTCCACGTTGATACCCTCTGAGGCTCGATTAGGGAGTCCACCAGCTTTAGTGATCCCCATAGCCGCTAACTCCACGCTTATTGCCAGGCGGCGAGTCTTCAAATTCGTAATGATTGCGGCATTTGACATAATAAGGTCCTATCTAAAACCCAATATCCACACGAATCGCCGAGTAAATGCAATCCGTGGGGACGAGGTTATAAGTCTTAAATGCAAACAAAATCGCTTCTGACTCATCAACAGCCCAACACTCGTAAGCAGGAGTCATCGTCAACTTGGTCTTACCATCAACCTTCGATTTCGTCTGAATAGAAACGCGGTAAGCGTACGTGGGAGGGGCTAGTCCATAACGATTCAGCCACTCACTCCGCTTGTCGCAAGTGATAAGAAGACCACCAGGGCCAAACGTATTCTGAAAAGCCTCAGGCGGAAAATTGTACTGAAGAGGTTGGCGAGAAAGCCGTTTCTTACCCTTAGGGATAAACGGGTTGTTACTTGCGTTCTTCAACTCATAATCTGGAGTGAAAGAACAAGTCGCCGGGTCGACGGGCTTCGGAGGAGTGGTAGAAATACCGTGATTGTCAGGTGCGGTTGACATCTGAATAGTCCTTAAAGTTGGAGGTAGAAATAACAAAAAAGGGGCGGCACCAGGGGTTGGAATACCGCCCCCCCCGAGGAGTGAATTAACCCGTTGCTTTACCAACGAGACGAGGATCAAAGACAGCAGGAACACCACGTTCCGAAGCCTTATGGCGAACGAGAATATCCCGTTCAAATTCGGCAGTGGAACCAGCCATCTGAGACGTAACCGTCATCGGCCAGTTCTCTTGATAGGAGAAAGCCTCTTTGAAGTTTCCAAGGAACCAAGTCGAATCCGAAGAAGTCGCGTTCTTCATGTACTGATTCGTAAGAACCTGGTATTGGGCGTTCGGACGAGGCGAGCGAGTGACGTTGTTGGTATTACTCGTCGCTTCAACGTGGATCGCGTTCATGATGCGATTCGCAGTATCCGTCAACGCTGGCGGAATGAGCATCTGGTTCGGAGTATTAAGGATCGGCTCACCAGTATTCGGATCGGTGATCGCCATCAACATCTGAAGCATAGCGTCGACATCAGTCCAATCCTGCAACGCAGTCGAAGCAGAGAGATTTTTCCAATCATGCGTACCAGCATTCGCTCCGTACGTGTCGATCGCATTACCGCGATGCTTGTACGAATTCGTAATACCAGTGACGAGCGACATAATCCGCTTCTCTTTCGAGATGCCAATCGCCTTACCAACATCGGAAGCGTTCTTTAACAAAACGCCGGTTTTATCGAAGAATACCGCTTCTTTACTTATTGATATGATCAAGGCCCGTTTATCGGTGCTGGGAGTCTCAATCCAATCTTCACTGACTCCAACTTCCGGAATCGGCGTGTTCTCAGGAACAACAGAAGCGTCGTCGCCAAGACTGGTCGCACCAGCAATTTTCTCGCCGTCAAAATTCGTCGGTCTGGTGGTGCACAGTTGGTCTGTGATAAGTGTCTCGTTCTCGTAGCCTTTCATAACCTCAGAATAGATAATCTGCCCGTTGACCGTGCTGAAATCTGCTGAGGTGACAGCTTCCGAAATGCTCGTCGATCGAAACTCGTTGATGTCATCAAGAAGGTCGCGACCACCCTCAACGAGCATCATGAATTGCTCTTTCAGGCTCCAGTCTTGAGCAAGGAATTTTTCCTCTCTCAAGACCCGTTGAAAACCAGACTTCCACTCTCGTAGACGTCTTTCCTTCTTCAGCCCTTTGAACTGCTTTACCAACTCAACCTTTTGATTGAATTCCATCTTATCGCCTTCCTGATAATAACCTTTTGTAAACGCTTCGAGACCGCCAACAAGGCGAATCAGTTAGCGAAGTTGGTCAACTGCAACGTAGTCAACCGACAATGTTTCAACCGTACCGGAACCGGCTTTGACGTAAAGTTCGACCTGCATCTCAGTCGCTGAGGCGAAAGTCTTGTCCGTCATTCGGTGGACCAGTTTCAAATCACCAGTCAACTCACCAACGTAGAAGTTGATATTGACCTTCGTGGTGCTCGTCGGGATCAACTCAATCGCAAACTTCTGGAAAGTACCAGAAGTCCGAGAAATCGCCGTTCCGGTTTTACTGTTCTCGGCGGAGAGTTCAGCCTTGGTCTGCGTTGTACCATCAGAGTACATTACATTCCAATTATCTCCACCATCGACCTTGTAGAAAACCGCACCACTGAAATCGGCTCGCGGACCAGCACTGGCATCGCCCATATCGTCGGCAGCAGCAGCGTTGATAATACCAATAAGAACATTGGCTTTGTCCGTGTCGCCTTCCGTGACTGCAGCCTTGCAATCAAAGCGAATAGTCTTGTCATTGGCGAGCAACAGCGTCTCGTGGGTTTGCTTCAACGCAGCGTCGTCATTATCAGCCGAATCGGTGAGAATCACAACAACGCCACCAACAGCATCACCAACAGAGGCGGAACCACTGTTCGTAGCGACCAAGGTCCAGTCGTCTTGGTCGACGTACGTGGTGAAGTCATCAATGAAAGTGAAAGCCTGAGCAAGTTTGGCTGAAGCGTCGATGTAGGGCAATCTTTTGTCTGCCATGAGTAATTCCTTCTCTATCTTATTGATTGTTCAAAAAATCAGGTATTCGAAAAACCGACTAGGCCTAATCGAAGATTTGGTCCATCGATTTAAATTTTCCGTCGGTTTCAGTAACTTCGTACTTGCGACCAACCTGAGGCGGAACCTTCTTGGATTCCAAAAGGAGGTCAAGTTTCGCTTCAAGAGGCTTGACTCGTGCCTCGACAGCGTCAGCAACAAGAGTCCCCATTTCGGCGGTGACCTTATCACGAGCAACAAGAAGTTTCTTGATGGCAGCGATTTGGCCGGGGGCGTCCATCTTCTTGTCGTTCACGATCGTCATAATCTTGGCACTGATAGCAGCACGAACCGCCTCAGTCGGATCTGATGGATCAACGGGGGCTGCAGGCTCGTCGACAACAGGAATATCCAAAACCGGATCTTCCTCTTCGACCTTTTCCTCCTCGGGCGGATCTTCCTCAGCAGCAGCGTCGATTTCAGGAGTTGCTTCTGTGTCAAGAGCCTTCTTAAGCTCTTCGTCGTCGCCTTCTGCTTCAAGAATCGCCTTAGCAAGGGGGCTCTTCTTAGCAGCCTTTTTGAATACTTCACGCAGTGATTTCTTCATCTTTGGCCTCTTCTTATTTGTATGAGACTCATAGAGCCCGGAATTCGTAGCGGGCTCACTAACAAAATCGACACTATTCACAGCCGTAATCTCAGAAACAATATCAACGCCCTCTTCATTTTCAGTGACTGTGCCCTGGGCGTCGTGGGAGAGTCCAAACGACTTGGGAAATTTTTCAGCACGCTCCATCAAAGCCGGAGCGGAAATGTGAGAAGTAAGCATGTGGAGGTCAGCATAGATACCACCACCCTCACCAATAGTCGGGTTCTTAATAACCCCAACTTGTTCCATTACACCACGAGGCTTTTCATCAAAGTCGGTACTGTGGTCAACATTAACGTGCCGACCCTCATACATAGGGGCCGCTTTTTTAATCGCCTCTTCCGTATAGCGACGCCCATTGAGACTAACAGGGCCAAGAATCTTGACGTTACGAATAATACCCTTTTCACGGTCAACTTCAGGGGCCTCACTAAATGCAACCTCGTAAAGATGTTTCGTACTCATCATGCCAACCTCTTTACTATTATAGACGTAGAAACGCTGTTTTAGCGTACTAACCTATTTTTAGTGTAATATTTCTAACTCTAATATCTACTATTAATTACTAATTACAATGTATTTTAAAAGAGGCGACCAAGTAATCTCTTTTTATGGGTTAAACATGATTATTCAACTGACGCAGGGCTTCGAAACCGAAATTGATGATGCTGATTGGGATAAACTACTACGGCGATCCAACACTTTGGTGAATTTGCGGTCCTCAACACCTTTGACGACTAATTAGTCCGCACAACATCATGCCGCTTCCTGCACCTGCAATGCCTATGGGCGGGGGGCCCATCAGGAAATTCTTCACCCCAAGTCGCCCTGCCAGTCCCATCAAGGGGGAAACAAATAGGACACGCGTCATTATCCTCAATCACCCAAGTCTCCACCACATCACGCTTAGTCAAAGTCGTAGCAGCAGTGGCATCAGTAGCATTAGAATCTCTAGGAATTACCTTACCATCCTTGGTAGTACCCCTCGTCATGGTCAAATCATTCATCATGAAGAGAAGAATCAAAGCCGTAGATGCCCCATTCTCAAGGTCCTGTTTGGCCCGAGCCTCACCAGCACTTGAGGCTCTTGTAGTCTCCGTAATAGCAATCCCATCAGCCAAACTCTGCGTAAAAACCTTAGCGGGGTCCTTCCCATCTGCTAACCGTCCCCGCATCGTCGCAACCGTCTCTGCGGCAACCTGGCGACTCCTAGTATCCGCATAATCCGACGCATGTGGAGCAACGTCCTGCATCGCCGAAGAAGTATTAACATCCGGCTCCGAATCCCCTAGGAGCAACAAGTACATGACCGCGAAAGTATTCTCTAATGATGGGCGTAAAGCTTTGCGAATCCCCATTTCCAAACCGGAGAAACTGATAGACTGAGTGGCTATAACATCAGCAAATAATTTACCAATGGGTGCCGCTATCTCGGCCTCCCTACGATTACGTTCAGGTACGTCGGCCATAATTATTCCTCAA